CGGCGTAGCGCCCGCGCCTCGGCGCGGGCGAGGATTGAAACAGCGGCAAGCTGTACGCTAATGGCGCGATGCCAAAGTAGCGCCCGCGCCTCGGCGCGGGCGAGGATTGAAACAACAAGGAACTGGCGGCGCTCAAGGGCACGCCGGGTAGCGCCCGCGCCTCGGCGCGGGCGAGGATTGAAACACCTGCCACCAACGTAGCACCAGTAGTGGCGACCACCGAACCGAGTGCATTTTTGCCAGTAAAAGCATCAATGAATGTTCCTGTCGCACCCAGAGTCAGATTTCCGCTCATTTTTGCAGCAGCGGTAAAAATCAAACCAAGCGGGAATTCATAAACCTTTACACCGCCGTATTGCGCAATACCTGCATCATCGGCAACAGACAAAGGCAATGCGGTACATGTCAGGACTGTTTTGTGGATAAGGCTGTCGCCAGTTTCAGTAGCCACCACATAGGCAGCCACAGCACCGGGAACAGCACCGTTGTCGGTTGCCAATGCCTGTGCGTCAAGGTCAATAGTGCCGACCGCGCGCACATTTGCATTAACCGCTGTGTATACTTCAATGGAGCGGGTCATGATTAATTCTCCGCTGCGACAAATGCGGAAAAGTTAATGCCGGTATCAACCGTGCCAGCGATCAGCGTGGACAGGCGGACATAACGGTAGATCGTGCCGCCCTCTTCGTTGCGGAAGGGAACAACATAACGACCGGCAGCGGACAGCGCGGCATCCATCGGCACAACCAGATTGCCGAATACCTTCTTGGCAAGACAGACCGAACCGGACGACATTGCCGCCACGTTTGAGCCCTCCAGCGACACGGTGTAGATTTCATCGCCGGTTGCAACTTCGCAAGCCGACAAATCGATTACCAGATAACCATCCACCAGACCTGCGCCCAGGTCCAGAATGGAACCATCCGCAGATGCAGCCAAGAGGCCAGCCGCTTTCAGACTGGTTGCTGCATCGTAGGTGAATTGCGAGTATTGATTAGCCATGATTCAGTTCTCCTTAAGCGACAATGGCGAGGTCGCCAATGTGGTTGATACGGGTGATGGATCGCCCGTTGAACGCTGCGATACCGCAGTACCATTCCAAGCGCGTGCGGTAGATTGGGGCGGTTTGCAGGATGCCAAGATCGTCAACCATGATGCCGCCGTTCTGAATACCGGTCAGGCTGTCAGAACCCATGCCCACGATATAAATCGAGGTCGCGGTATCAGTGCCGGATGCGGCTGCTTCGGTAAACGGCAGGATTGCTGTACCAGAACCATCAAGGTCAACAGTCAAGATAGGCAGACCGTTGTACTGCATGACGCGGCGACCAAGCTGGTCAACATCATACGTTACATATCCAGACACCGCAGTGGTTCGGGCGGCGGCGGAGAATTTGCGCGCCATCGCCTTGCTCATAACAATGTGGGTAGGGTTCAGTGTCTGGTCAATTGCTTCATCCATCACAGCCAGCGACAAGGCTGCACCGTTTGCGGTAGAACCGGCGCTGATAATCTGGTTGCCGGTAGTGCGAACTTGCAAGCCGTCAAACTCTCGCGGGTCAGACAAGCTGTCGCCCTTGATGAACTTGCGAGTCCAGGTCAAGGACAAGTTGCGGATTTTTGCGGCTTCCTGTGTAGTGCGCTGTGCCATGCCGCGAGTCTGCACGATGAACTTGTCAACGTCCAATTCGCCACCAGCAATTACCAGAACTTCGGTCAGCGGATTCAGAATGCCTGTCGAAGGGGTGTAGGATTCGTTTACACCGCGAAAGCCGATGCCGGGCAGTGCAGTTTCACGATTGTATGCAAGAGAGCCGCCGGTGATGTTTTCAAACGGGAGAGCCATGAGTATGTCAGACGAACCTGCGTACAGTTCGATGACACCGGAGCGGTAAACGTCGCCAGTTTCAAGCTTGGCGGCTTCAATGAGGGTTAGAGCCATGATAGTTTGTCCTTATAAAGTAAACGAAAGAAAATCTTAAGTCCACTTGGACAAACTACCGTGGCTCTCCGTGAGAGCGTTACCGGGTGATAGGGTGAAACTATATACTACCAGATACCTTTTGGTGGCGCTATGCTCTTTTACGACCTAATTCCATGCGTTCTTTGGCGGGCATCTGCATCAAAGCAGCCTTGCTCGTACCA